CCCTTATAGGAAAGTCAATTTTGCGATTGAGTCAGAGATTGGTATTATCAGGCTTCCAGCATCAGCTTTAAGATTCTCGACAGACGATGCTCGATTCACGTTTGATGATACATTTACTATGGATGCAGACAGTGTAGAAATGGATGCGTCTATTTACAATTGGGATAATAATAATTTATTATTCGATTTATATACATAAACATTAAGGAAAAATAACCATGGCAGCAATTATTTCAAACAAATTCCGCATTCATAATGCGCAATCATTTTTAGAGGGATTCGATGAAGCATCCCCAACATCAATATATCTTGGTATAGGTCGTCCACAAAGTTGGGCTGATGATAACATACCAGATACACCAAAAGATACAGTCGGCGACGAATTATATTACTGGGATGACATGATCGCTTTAAAGCGAGTACAAGCATCTGATGTAATATTAGCAATCCCAAGAAGAGATTGGACATCAGGAAAGTATTATGACATTTATCGTCATGATTACAATGGTACGACTGCTGGAGTAAATATAACCTCTGGTGGTGCTACAACTCCTGCAACTTTATTTGATGCAAACTTTTTCGTAATAACAGATGAATATAACGTTTACAAAGTTATTGATAACAGAAATTCAAATGGTGTTGTTGTTGCTTCTGTAAATAAGCCAACAGGAACAGGAACTGCTATATTTTCTACAGCTGATGGTTATGCTTGGAAATATATGTTTACAGTTTCTCCTGCTAACGTTTTAAAATTCGTTTCTACCGATTTTATTCCAGTTAAACGTCTTGTGACGAATCCTGGAGTGACTGATGCATATTACAATCAATATCTAGTTGAACAAGCTGCTGTTGACGGACGTATTGATAATATAGTTGTCACAAATGCAGGATCTGGTTATTCAAGCACTCCAACTGTAGCAATTACAGGTGATGGTACTGGTGCTACAGCAACTGCTGTGCGTGATGCTGGTACGAATACAATTATAAGAGTAGATATCACTTCAGGTGGTTCAGGATACACTTATGCTAACGTAGCATTTACAGGTGGTGGTGGAGCAAATGCTGCTGCATCTTCAATCATTTCACCAAAAGGTGGACATGGTTCTGATGCTATAAAAGAATTAGGTGGATTCTATGTGATGATGAACGTAAGATTAGAATACAATGATGGTTCAGGCGATTTCCCAGTTGATAATGATTATCGTAGAATTACATTAATACGTGATCCTTACAATTTTGGTTCAACGACAGCTGCCACTCTTTCAACAAGAACAGCTTCAAAATCAGTTGCTTATTCCTCATTAGCTGGTACACTACTAAATGATAGAATAATCATAGGTGGTACTTCAGGTGCAAAAGGAAGAATTACTAGCATTGATACAGCGAATACAACTATTAGATATATCCAAACACGTACAGACAATCCAACTGGTGTAGCATTTCAAGCTGCTGAAACAGTGACGATGTATGCTACTGATGGAACTACACCAACTGCTGTGACATTTACTTCTGGTTCTTTAACAAATCCAGAAATACAGCCAGACAGTGGTGATGTAATCTATGTTGAAAATCGTAGACCAATCAATCGTGCTATCGATCAAATCGAAGATATTAAAATTATCGTAGAAATGTAGAATTTAGTTTCTACTTTCTTAACAACTATATAAAGAAGCATGAGTATAAATTTCAATGTCACTCCATATTTTGATGACTTTAACGAGTCAAAACAATTCCTTCGTGTATTGTTTCGTCCAGGATATGCAGTTCAAGCACGTGAATTAACTCAACTTCAAACAATTCTTCAAAATCAAATTAGTCGTTTTGGAAACCATGTCTTTAAAAACGGATCAATGGTTGTTCCAGGAGAAGTCAATTTTGATAATCAAGTACACTTTGCAAAACTAGAAGATCTATTTGGTAATACAAATGTCACTTCTTATCTAACTCAATTCAGAGATAAAATAATCACAGGTCAGACATCTGGTGTTAAAGCTGTTGTAATTGATACATCTGAGTGCGGATGTATGGTTCCAGGAGATAGCAACGTTGCTACTCTTTACTTTAAAATGACTGATACTGCTTCTGATGGTGAAACTAAAAGATTTACTCCAGGAGAAATAATTACTGCAACTGCAGCTGATAACACAACTGCAAATAATTATCGATTAACTGCAAATCAAGTATCTGATATTTCAGTGACTATTAAAACATTCGGTGATACAGGTCAAGCTGCAACTGTTTATACAAATAGTCCAACAACTGATGTATTAGGATATGGAACAGTTGTTGAAGTAAAAGAAGGAATATATTATATTGATGGATATTTTGTAAAAAATCCTGAATTACATTTATATGTTGGAAGATTTACTAATACAGTCACTGCTCGTATAGGATTTGAAGTTATAGAAGAAGTAATTACACCAGAACAAGATGCTACATTAAATGATAATGCACAAGGATCAAATAACTTTGCTGCTCCAGGAGCACATAGATATAAAGTTTCAGTTGGATTAAAAAGACTTACTTTAAACACTACAGATACAATTAAGTTTATAGAATTATTACGTTTAAAAGATGGTCAATTATTACATAAAGTTGATAAAACTTCTTATGCTGAATTAGAAAAAACTTTTGCTCGAAGAACATTTGATGAGTCTGGTTCTTATGAAGTAAATAAATTTAATCTTACATCAAGAGAACATTTAAACACTGGTACAAATGGTGGTGTGTTCCCTGCTGCTCCAACAACTCCAGTTGCAGGAATTACTTATGGAAGTAATGATAAAATAGCAATTGCTGTTGATCCAGGAAAAGCATATATTGAAGGATATGAAGTTGAATCAGTGTCAACTAGATTTTTAAGCATAAACAGAGCAAGACCAATTAACAATGTTGAGAATGGTCACATATCAAGATTAGATGATCAACCTATCGGAACAACTGTAGGAAATCATATATTAGTAAATTCAGTACAAGGACTTCCACCAATAAGTTCATTTGGTTTAATATATCTTTGGGCTGGTATTGATAATCACATTAGTGCTGTGACTATCGGAACAACAACGAATATAAACAAAACTGGATTAATCGGAACTGCTAGAATTAAATCGTTTCAATTACATTCATCTTCTTATTCTTCTCCAACTTTTAAACTTGGTTTATTTGATCTTAAATTAGAATCAGGATATAATTTCGAGAGAGATGTAAAATGGATAAGTGATGTTGGTTCAACTAGTCCAATTGGGTTTTTCGCACAAGTAGATCAAACAACATCTCCAGTATCTTTAATTGGTACAGTATCAGGAACTTCTGGTGCTGCTACACTTACAGGTGTTGGTACAAGATTTCAAGATGAATATAAAATAGGAGATGCTGTAGTTCTTACAACATCAAATACATTTGTTGGATTTGTAGACGCAATAGCTTCACCAACTTCATTAACTATTGATAGAAATTTCGCTGCATCCTATGCAGGTGTAGTTTATGCTCGTGGGTCATCACCAATTTATAATCCTGAATTTCAATCATTAGTGTTCAATACAGGAATTGAAAACACAAAAACTTTACGTGGTTTAGATGCAGCAACACTTCAAGATACTGTACTTTCTTCTACTCAAACTGTAAGAAGAAATATTACTGTCACATCTACTGCAGGTGGTGATTGGATTCATACATTAACAGAATCTACAGAATTTTTCTTAACAGATACAGATTTATCAAACTATACATTATTTGATAATGTAGCAAAAACAGTTGTAAATTTAACTGCTGCAGTAATTTCTTTTGATAGTGAAGCGAATCGTAAAACTATCACAATTACTGGATTAACTGGTTCAAGAAGTTATACACTTTTAACAAGTATATTACAAACAGGAATTAGTGCTAGAGAAAAAATTAAAACAAAAACTTCATACACACAAACCATTACAACTGCATTAGCTGTGACTGGTAAATCTATTTTATTAGATCATGCTGATGTTTGTGAAATAGTTTCTGTGTTTATGACTCCAGGAAATTACAATTCATACAGTTCTGCTGGTGCAATCAACATAACTAACAGATTTACATTAGATTCAGGTCAAAGATTATCTCATTATCAAAAAGGTGCATTAGTATTAAAAGATGGTGTAGGAACACCGACTGGTGCCATACAAGTAGTTTATAGATATTTTGCTTATAGTGGTACAGGAAACTATTTCAGTGTTGATAGTTATTCATCTATACCTTATCAAGATATACCAGAATTTAAAATAACAAATCCTGATGGTACAACAACTACTATTCCATTACATGATGTTATTGATTATCGTCCAGTAATTTCTGGAGCAAATACATTTACACCAAATATACCAAAAATTGGTACAGATTTCAATACAAGTATTGCAAACTATTTACCACGTTGGGATAAATTAGTTTTAGACAGTGTTGGTAATTTTTCTATTCTTACAGGAGTACCAGCGTTTGAACCAAAACAACCAGAAGATCCAAAAGAAGGATTAATTTTAGGAACAGTTTTCTTACCAGCTTATACTAAGAGAGCATCAGATGTACAAATATTTAAACGTGATAATCGTAGATACACAATGCGTGATATTGGTTTCCTTGAAAAACGTCTTTCAAATTTAGAATATTACACAAGCTTAAATTTATTAGAAAAAGAAACATCAACATTTAGTATTAAATCAGCTACAAGTGGTTTAGATAGATTTAAAAATGGATTCTTAGTAGATCAATTCACAGGTCATGGTGTAGGAAATGTTCAACATCCTGATTATCGTATTGCAGTTGATAGTGCGAAAAGAGAATTAAGACCAATGCACTTTACGGATGCTTTAGATATTATTGAAAATTTAGATTCTGGTCCGCAAAGAGCAAGTAGAGATTATCGAAGAACAAATGATTTAATTACATTACCATATACTGAAACATCATTTATTTTTAATCCGAATGCTTCAAGAACTATTGATGTAAATCCTTATAAGATTGGTGCATTTAAAGGTGAGATTGAATTAACACCTGAAGGAGACTTTTGGAAAGAAACTGATAGAAGACCAGATTTAAATGTAAACGATGATAATGGTTATGATGCTATAAGATTCTTAGGAGAACAAATTGGTGTCACAGGAACTCAATGGAATGAATGGTCTTATAACTGGACTGGTTCAACAGATCAAGTAAGACAATTTGAAACTTGGAATGCAGGTTTTGAAGAAACAATTACAACTCAAACAGGAACTCAATCGCGTGACGGAATTCAAACATCACTATCGGGAAGTGTAAATCAAATAAATTATGGTGATCGTGTTGTAGATATTTCTTATATACCTTTTATTCGTCCAAGAACTGTATCGATTATTGCTAGAAATTTAAAACCAGATACTAAATTTTATGGATTCTTTGATGGTATAAGAGTAGATTCTTCTTATGTTAAACCAGCAGATGTATTTCGTTTAACAAAAGTTGGTGGTGCTGCTGATTTAAACTTTAACGTTCAACAAACTATTCAAACAGTTCTTTCTGATGATTTAGCAAGAACAGATTCTCAAGGTGTATTTCAACCAGCATTTTATTTTGGTGATATATTAAAAAATTCAGTACACACACCAGTTGTGATTCAAACAGTTAATCATATAACTAATGCTCTTGGTGAATCATCATTTACATTAACTGTATCATCTGCAACAGGAATAAGTCCAGGACATCATGTTCATTTATATAACTTTGATGCTGTAAGAGCAAATCCTGCAGTTGTTTCAAATATAATTGAAAATAACTTTACTTCTACGATTACTTCTTTTGGAAGCAATCACTCAAGACAATTAAATTTAAGAATATTCAAAGTTATAGCAGTAGCTGGAACTACAATAACATTAGCAAACATCAATGGTTCATTAATTGCTCCATTTGATTCTTATACAACTGCAGTATATCCTGCAGGAGATGGTGCTAGATTACAAAGATTACAGGCAAGTGGTATTGCTAATTTTGAAGGACCACAAACATCAGCAACTGTTCGTGATTTATCTATAATTAATATTAAAAATGGTTTTGCTATTGGTGATACATTAACTGGTGAAGTTGATATAGGATCTGGTGCTAAGAATCGTGTGACTATAACTTCAATTAATGGTGGAACAAATTCTACTATTGCTCCTACAATGAAAGCTGTTGGCGATTCAATTCGTACTGATTCTAATGGTTCAGTTTGTGTTGTATTTGACATACCAGAAAACAGATTTAGAACAGGAGAAAGAGCATTTAAATTAATTGATAATATTTCAAACAACGATCAAGATTTTGATTCAAAAGGATCAGCATCTTACATAGCTTCAGGCACAACATTAAGTAAAGAAAGAACTATTGTAAATTCAAGAGATGTAAGATATGTACAAGATAGAGTTTTCGAAGAAATACCATCAAGACGTACAACTACAACTACTCGTCTTCTTTATACAATATTTAGAGGACATGATCCTGTAGCACAAACATTTACAGTTTCATCAAAAGGTGGTGCTTTCGTTTCTTCAGTAGATTTATATTTTGAAGAAGCAGGAGCAAGACCTATTATTGTTGAATTAAGAGTGACAAATAATGGTGTACCATCTTCACGTATAGTTCCATTTACAACTGTGACTAAATCTCCTTCTGAGATAAATGTATCAGCAAGTGGTTCAGCTGCAACTAACTTTAAATTTTTAGCACCTGTATATTTACAAGATAATGAAACTTATGCTATCGTAGTAAGAACAGACGAGCCAGGAGCGAAAATATTTATTTCTGAATTAGGTGAATCTGATTTAATTACTACAAACATTATTACACAACAACCATTAACTGGATCTTTATATCTATCACAAAATTCACAAGAATATAAAATTAATCCTTTATTAGACATGAAGTTTAAATTGTACTCTTGTGTATTTGATACAAGTGTTGTTGCTGATGTTGAATTAAAAGCAAATCCACCAATTACATTTACATTAGATGAAAATCCTTTTGAATTTACTCCATCAACACCACATGTAAGAGTAAAAGCTAGAAATCATGGATTTAATTTTAATGATGTTGCAATTATATCAGGTGTTGCTCCAGGACTTTATGGTGCAGCTTCACCTAATGGTGCGCCACATACATTATTAAATGGATCTCATTTAGTATTAGCTGAAGGATTAACAAAAGATTCTTTCATGATACAATTACAAACTACGGATGCAAATGGTGTGAGTTTATTAACAGGATCAACTGCTAACTTTGTAAAATCAAATGTTGGTGGAACAAATGTTTTATGTTCTCGCCAATTAAACGTAGATGCAATTTATTTAAAAACTAATGATTTAAACTTTACAGATACAAGTATAAACTATTTTGTTTCTGCTTCAGATGCTGCTGGTACACCTACTGATTTTTTACCAATAGTTGCAAATGAAAATTATTATTTCACAAGTAGAAAAGTAATTAAATCTTATGAGAACCAAGTATTACTTTCAACTTCTCCTTTATTAAAGAGACCAAGTTTAAAAATACTTGCTCAATTGAGATCAAATAATCCAAATATATCACCTGTAATTGATTTACAAAAAGCATCAATCTTTGCTATTTCAAATTCAATAGATAATAAAACTGGAACTAATTTAAATGTTTCTGGTGTTGATAATCGAAATATATTAATTAATAATACAGTCGTAGATGCAGATACTTTTATTACAGGAACAGGAACAATTACTACTAGCACTTCTTCAACAACTGTGACAGGAACAAGCACATCATTTACAACTGAAGCAAGAGTTGGAGATACTATTCGTGTTGGTGATACTGCGATTGGTGTAATTTCTGCAATAGGTAGTGCAACTTCAATCACATTAACAGCAAATGCTCTCGCAACAAATGCAAGTGGAGTTGCTTATAAAATAGTCGCAAGACCAGTAGTTGAATTATCTCATAATGCTTCAGGAAATGGTCAGCTAGTGACATGGATTGATGCTGCTGATAATTTATTAGCAAATACACAAATTGGAGCAGAATTAATCTTAACAGGAATTTATGCAAATAAATTAGATGGAACTTATGAAATAGCAAATGTAGCTGAAGAATTTAGTTTAGATAGATATGCAGGTTCAGCTGATGGAAATAAAGTGACAATTACACTAGATAGACCATTTGTAGCTATTCCTACAACAAACACTATGTTCCTAGATGTAGTAAATGACTTTTTAGAATTTAATTTAGATGGTCTTCAAACTTCTGCTACGAACAGCACTTCTATTTCATCAACAGCAGATAATACATCAAGAATTTCAGTAGGCGATATTATCGTTTCATCAACACTTTATGATGTGGTGACACCAGATGGTGGAACAGCACAAAGATTAGAAAAGAAAGTAGTTGGAACAGTCACTGCTGTTGCATCTGGTTCAATTACGATCGCAGCAAATGCTACAGTAGCAATTAGTGGTGTAGTTATGGCTGTAAGAAAATCATTAGCTTCTTGGAAAATACAACAGTATGATGCTTTCGTTGATGACTATGCTCCAACAGGATCTACAAATTTAGCTAACTATATAACTCGTACATTAGCATTAACAAATCCTGCGAATAATATTAAAGTAATATTTGATGCAAATATACCAAATGATACAGATTTAACTCTTTATTATCGTGCTTGGAACGATGAAGTAAATTTAAATACTTTAAAATTTAATGCAATAACTTTACCTACTACATCAAAAGATTCATTAGATGTGTTTAGAGAAAGAATTGCTACATTAGAGAATATCGCTGCATTCAAAAATTTACAGGTTAAGTTGGTATTTAAATCAACAAACCCTGTTTATATACCAAAAGTTAAAAATTTAAGAGTAATTGCTTATAGTTAATATATGAAATTTGTTAAAGTGAAAGATCATCCTAGTTTAAAAAGGGATACTTATACACAAGCAGTAATTAACACATCTAATTCTGAATACGAAGAATACAAGAGAATACAAGAGAATGCAAGTATTCGTTCAAGAATAATAGAGAATGAAATAAATAGTCTTAAGAATGATATATCAGAAATTAAGAGTATTTTAAAACAAATAGTACAAGGAAAATAAACAATGGCAAAACAAGCAGTTGTAGCTACTGTATCTCAGGCAAATACGTTCGATCAATGGCGTGTTTCGACGAATGAGGTAATTACAAAAACTAATAACCAAGAAGATTACATTGGTGACTTAGCATTACTTGATAATGCACAACCAGATTTAGTTTCTGGTATAAATGAAGCACGTGGATTTTCTTTGGCTATAACAATCGCACTAGGATAATAGAATGGCAAATGTATTTACAAATGGTCTATCAAGAGACGTAGGAACTTCGCCTGCAACTATATACACAACACCTGCGAGTAAAAAAAGTATCGTAATTGAATTAGATGTATGCAATAAAATAAATGCAGCTATTCAAGTTGATGCTTACATAACTTCATCAGGTTCAGATTTTTATCTTGTTAAAAATGCACCAGTTCCAGCAGGTGGAACTTTGCAGCTTATATCAGGACAAAAAATAGTATTAAAAGCAAACGAAGTTTTAAAAGTAGTTTCAAATACAGCTACATCAGTTGATGTTGTGGCAAGTGTTTTAGAAGACGTATAATAAACTAAGAAAAAATAAAAATGGCTTATATTGGTTCATCAGCAGTATCACCACTTACAACTCAAATTCGTCCAAGAGATGAATTTGTTGGAAATGGTACACAGAGAGAATATGTTCTTTCACAGGAAGTTCCTGGAGGATTTGAAAGTAATGTTCTTGCTTTTGTTGATAACGTTCCTCAAGAACCAATTAGTGCTTATATTATTAAAGATATTCAAAGATTAACTCTTTCAAATGCTAGTGTAAATAGTGTTAAGAATGTCACAATCGCAAAACCAACTGGAAGTGGATTTACAGGAGTTGTAGATTATGCATTATCTGGAAACGTATATCAATCAGTTAATGCATTATTAAGTGGATCTGCTCCATTTGCAGGAAGATCTGGAAATACACTTAGATTAGAACAACGTTTAGTTTCAAATAATAATTTAATTGCTTCTATAACTTTAAATAAAACAGATTCACTATCTCAACCAAATCCTTTTGTTGGTATAACTGTATCTGGTACATTTTTAAATAATCAAACAACTGAGTATGTAATAATTTATGATGTCACTGCGAATGATTATTTGGCTTTTCTACCAAGTGGATTAACTGTAAGAGCAAATACTGGAGCAATAGTTTCAGACGATAAATATTTTACAGTATTTTCACATTCTACTGAAATAGAAGCACCTAAAGTTGCAGATCAAATAACACAAGCTGGTTCAAATGCAACTGGAATAGTTGCAGCTGCTACATCAAGTTATATAGATGTGATTCAAACTTCTACTGCAAATTTTGTCACAGTAGCAAATAGTGGACAAACTATTTCTTATAAAGAACCAAAATCAGTAAATTATTTAAATGATACAATCACATATGAAAACGTTGCAGCTGGAACATTTTCTATAACTGCATCTTCAACTTTAAAATTTAAAGCATTACAATTTACAGGATATCCAAAATCAGGACAAAAAATTTTAATTAACCACATGGGTGGAAGTAATTATCAAATAAATCCTACAGCTGGGAGTGTCACAGATTTAGCTTTATCAGATAATTTAAAAACTTTTACAATTGATAAATTTACAGCTACACAAGGTCAACAAACATTTACATTATCAAAAACACCTGTAAGTGTTCAAAGTATTTTAGTGACTCTGAATGGAGTAGTACAAACAGATACATCAGGTTATACTTTACAAAATGGAAACGAATTAGTGACTCAATCTGCATTAAATGCTGGAGTGGCTGTAAACGTACTTCATTTAGGATTCAGCACAGTTTCGAGAAATTCTTTCACAGATGGTTCTATAACTGCATCTGCTCTTCAAGATTTAACAATTACTGGAACTAAAATAGCTAATTCAACAATTACGAGTTCAAAACTTGCTGCAGGTACAGCGATTGCAAATATTGGATATACACCACATAATCCAACATCAAACAGTACTCAATCATATGCTGCTGCAGTCACTTTTAGTGGTGTAATCAATACAAATGGAAATATAGTATTTCCTGGATCGGCAAATCCAAGTGTAGACGCAAATACACTTGATGAATATAGAGAGGGTGATTTTTCACCTACACTTGTTCCAGCAACGATTGGTGGAACACCAATGGTACTTTCAACAACAGCAGGAAAATTTATTAAAATTGGAAGATTAGTTCGTGTAAGTATTCGTATGGTTATATCTTCGTTGGGAGTTGGTAATTCTGGATCTCTTAAGATTGGGGGCTTACCATTTACTATAAATAACAGTGGTAATGTAATAAATGAATATTCGTCTATTTTAACTACGAATACAACAAGTATGACAAATCCACATGTCACTACAATACCAAATACATTAACATTACAAATTACTACTGATGGCTCAACAGATGCAACAGTATCAAATTTAACAGGTACAAGTACGTTATTAATTAATTTAACGTATATTGCAAACGTATAAAAATACTAAATAAGGGAAGTAAAATGCCTATTAGCAAAATTCTTTCGAACTCGATTCAAGACGACCTTAAATTTAGAGGTAAAGGAACAGGCTTAGTAGCAGATACAAGCGATAATCGTTCGAACACTCCAACTACTGGAGATATGAGATTTAATACCACTGTGGGCAAATACGAACTTTATAATGGAGCAAAATGGCAAACTGTTGATCCGAGTGAAATTTCAATGGCAATGTCAATCGCTCTTGGTGGATAACCAACCATTTTTATATTATGAGATTTAAATCGAGTGATGAGTGGGATTGGGAAATAGTTTTTAGTAATCGTAAAGATAATTTAGTCCTTCAAAAAGCAACAGGCTTTAAAGATAAAGAAGGATGGATTGGTATTCCAAACGTAGAACTATGTACTCTTACTGTTTTAAAAGAGGGATTAGTTTCAATTCGCGATTGGGACACAAAAAAAGATTTAGGAGTAATGGGACCAAACTTTAGATTCCATTATTCTAATATAATGAAAGGATATGGTGATCGAAAAGATTATTTCGGTAATTCACTCCCTTCAAATGAAGAAATACTCAAAACAGCGAGTAAATCTCACGTAAGATTAAAGACTGTATCTGAAAAAAGTACATTTTATTGTGTTTCAGATCCACTCGATAAGGTAATATGGGATGGTTATTCGAATATATTGAATAATATACCAGAAATTTTTAAAATAAACAAAAATACATCTTTTTATAAGTTTATCTCATTAGATGATAATATAAATATAGATGGTAGAACAATTGAAAAATATCGTCCTGTTGGTTTGGACATCTATGATAAGAATATAACCTTTACTGGAAAAGGTATGTACTTAATCACGGCACCTATTGGTATATACAATAAGAGTGATAATTTAAACCCACGATATGTAATAACTGATAATTAAATCCTAAAGGAAAAACGCAATGGCAAAAAAACTCTTCTTAGCATCTGATATTGATGTAGCTCAAAATGCAATATTACTCGATGGTAATATACCAATCGAAAGACTTCTATTAATCACAAACGTCACTGCAGGCGCAGGTAAAATTATTTACAATTTTGCTGATAGCACTTTAGGTGCTACTTCTTGCACATACATTCCATCATTAGATCAAACTAGATTAGTTCTTGCTACAAATTTTGGATCAGCATCTCCTGCAATCACAGTTGATTCTAAATTACAAATTTTTATAGAAGAAGAGTTCTCAAGAATTGGATTCGAAGAAGCCATGCTCGATCCAGTGAACAAACTTCGTATTTCAAGTCCAGAAAACTTAATTGACACTGACTTTGAATATGGTACACAGTCTACAAAATGGGAAACACTTCAAACAGTTTTAAATATTCCTACAATCTATTCATCTTCAGGAGATTTAACTCTTGAAGGATTAACTTCAATTAATACAACAAACAGTTCAAAACAAGTAAGATGTGTTTTTACACTTCCTCACAATCAAGTAGTAGGAAATGCTATTCAAATCACAGGTGTTAATAATATCACTTGCGAAGGAGCATTCTTAGTCACTGGTGTTGTGAATTCATTAGAATTTTTCTATGAAATAGATCAAGCTGCAATCGTGACAGAAAACGTTGCTGGTTCATATACTTCAGTTATTCCTGCTAAATTCTTCGAAGGATCAAATTTAATTTTAGATGTGAATGCAAGAGACGCATCAGATAATCCAGTTGCTCCAATTCAAACAGATGGAGCATCTCCTTCAGTAATAACTGTAAGAACATTAGAACCACATGGTCTTAAAAGTGGAACAAAAGTTTATTTAAGACAAACAATTGGTCCTAAAGAATTAACTATTGCAGATCCAACATTAACTGCACCAGATGGTCGTCCATATATTGACTCATCTCCAACTATTACTGTTGTAAATACCATAGATGCAACTGCATCTACTGGTTCAGCAGATCTTCAATACGATCGTGCAGTTGTGACTTGGGATTGGCAAACTACTTATGGTAAATACTTACAAACTTCAGATATTAACGCAGCTACAGATGAAATCACTTGGAACTCTCACGGATTAACTGCGAATGCAGCACTACTTTTCAATGACCCAGTTCGTGGCGATGATACAACTGCTACAACAAATGGTGGAATGGCAGATGGAACAGTTTATTATGCTTTCATCGTAGATGCTAACACAATTAAATTAGCAACTGATTATGGTACACTTGCATCTTTTGTAAATCTTACAGCAATATCTACAACAAGAGGTTATCCTAGATTACAATTAGTTTATAAAGTTGAAGCTAGAAAAGACAATACAAGATATACTGCTTTCTTCTCAAGAAACGTGACTACAGGTGCCACAGGAAACTTTGATGTAGGTTATATCAATAACACAAACACAAACTCATTTACGTGGAACGTACAAAGTATAATGGGATCATCTCGTGTTCCAACTTCAGGAATAATTAATCAATTATATTTTGAAGGAGCAAACACTGCTGGTAGTCCAATTAACATTACTTACTTAGCAAGAAATTACTTAAATCTTGGTAGTGGAAATATCGGCTACTCTCTTGGTGCTAAAGGCGCACAAGGTGGAAGCGAATTTCCAAATACAGATGTCACAAGATGTTTTTATCTTTCTAGTGGTTCATATTTTATAGATATTCAATATCAATTTGGTGCGATTAACAGAGATAAATTCGGAAACCCAACTTCTAACTATCGTACAATTTGGTATATAGTAATTGATCACGTACCAACTTCTTTAAATACAGCACATTCAGGAGCAGATTTTGCTGGAGCACAATTTGGTAAAGGTGCACGTCCAGGAAATAGAATTATTGGTTTCCAAGGTCGAGCAGCAAATGGATCTTCTACGAATGGTTCAAACGATGGATTTACATTCCAAGCGAATACAAAAAATAATGGAAGATACGGAACTTCAAATCCTCCATATAATTTTCAAATAAGCGATTCAACTACACTTGGAAGTTTCATAATTAATTATCCAGAAAGTGGAACTTCAGCTTATGGTACTACTTCTGAAATATATTACAGTTTTGCTGATGATTTAACTGCTTTAAAAAATACATTTTATGCTCCAGCTCACGGAATTTTAAATAATGAAACTTGTACACTTGCAATTACTGGTGCTGGTTATTCTACAACAAATAGATTTGCATTCGTAAATTCTTCATCAACAGTTGTTCCTTATACTGTTTCTGAATTCGCTGTGACTGCAAACGTTGTAAACGCAAACTATTTAAGATTTACATCTAGAACTACACCATTTACGAATGATATAGCTTCTTTCCCATCAGCATTTTCGATTACAAATAATAAAATAAATGTTCTTTATAATACACTTTTTATTCAAAACCACAAAATATCAGGACAAACAACTGCAACTTATTCAACTGCAGGAACTCCAATTGGTGGATTAACAAGTGGAACAAACTATTCTCTTCAATTTGTAAACGATTCTCGTTTAACAATTAAAGCTGCGAATACTTCTGGTGCTGGTACTGCTACAACTACAGCTTTTGGAAGCACAAGTGTTGGATTAAACCAAGTATTTACTGTGAATATTGAAACTCCACTAGGAACAACACCAACACAATGTACTGTGACTCAAATTCAACATAGAGGAAGATTATCAACAACAGCTCGTTTCTTAAGAACAAGATTTGCTGATAATATCGTTTATAACATTGGTGCTGTAAATGGACAAGATTCAAGCATTTTCCAAAATGAACCAACATGGGTTCCAAAAGATGTTTCATCATTCTTAACTGGTTCTCCAAAAGGTGTGAGTGTGACTGTTTCTCCAACATCAGGTGTAAATGCTGCTGTTCCAGGAATGTCAAACTGGTGGGAACTTAGACTTGTTGTTTAAGCTACAGTAGGAACAATTCTTCTTTCTTCATCAGGTGCAGGAGCGCAAGTATTTCAAGTTCTTTCTCAAGATGGTGCTTATGATGGTATTTACACAATAGGTTCTGTGCCAACATCTGAATCATTTACAGTGAATGCTCCATTTAAAATCCCAGCAAGAACATATAGTTTTGATTCTCGTTCGGATGCAAATAGTGGTGCAGTTAATTCAACAAATGATACAATTGTTTTAGGAACAGCAAGTAATCCTTATAATCCTACAAATTTCTATCCAGGAGAATTAGTTGCTTATGTTCCAGGAGGTGGAAACACTGATATAGTTGGAGTTGCTAGTGTAGATAATAATTATCTTTATGCAATCCCTGTATCTGAGATAGCAATTTCTTTAGCTAACTCTTATGTTTCAGCGATTGGTGGACAAGTATTACAATTAACACCAACAGGTTCGACACAAACTCAATCAATTCAAACAACAAACGTTTTAAAAACAACTAAACAATCAGGATCAGTAAGTGGAACTCAAAATGCAAGAGTAATTACTGGTTCAGGTACTCGTTTCTTAAGTAAATTTAAACGATTTGATTCAATTTATATTTACATTGGATCTAGATTGTTAGAATTCTTTATTGATCGTGTTATTTCAGATACAGAAATGACAATAGATCCAGCACTTTCAGGATTCCCATCTGCATTTTCAACTGCAAGTTATTCTACAATTAGTTCTGTGAATTTACGTCCAGATGGTTTCTCTTTACATAAATCATTTGACGGAGGTATTGATATAACAGCAGGAACTTCACCTGATAGCAAGATTGTTCGTCAATCTCGTAAATACTTCAGATATCAATCTGGTAAAGGTATACAAAACTCATTTGCGATTAACTTTTCACCTTTGAAAACTTTAAAAAAACTTGAGTATGTAAATATTGGTGGTGGAACTCCAAATGCTGTAAGAGCAACATGTCAAGAACCACACAACTTAGTTGTTGGAAACTCAGTGATTGTAGAAAAAGCTGTTGTGACAACTGGAAACAACGTTTATAACGGAACATTCCCAGTTCATTCAGTACAAAATATAAACACATTTACATATCTTGTTGGTGCTATACCTCAACAACAAAGTGCTGCAGGATTCCCAGAATATGGTAGAGAAGGTTGGTCTCAATCAGCTATTCGTGCAGGTATGTTTGATGATGCAAAT